GAAAAAAAACAGATAATGAGACCGGATGATCTCGGTTCGATAGCTGCGATTAAATTAGCGAAATTGGAGCTTGATTTATCCGGTAAGATTGAAGTCCAGGATCAGCCTGTCGGTCTCACCTCACGTCTTGAAACTATTCTTGAGCAACGTCACCGTCGCAGAGAAGTGCTTGAACATGAGTGGCTGGACGCGTACCGGCGTTATAATAATCTCTACGATGCCGCAACCCTGCAAAGATTCGAAGAGAATAAATCCCGGATATTCCTCGGTATAACAAAAATGAAGTGTAATGCAGCTCACGCTAATCTAATGGATTTTCTTTTCGGGCAAGGTCGTAATAGTTGGGATCTTGAACCTGAGTTAATACCGGATGATTTCGAGATGCCTGAGTTCTTCCAGGCTTACGGTATCACATTAAAGGATTTGCGCCGGCAGATGCGGAGACGTTGTGATGGTATGAAGCGGGAGATTGAAAATCAATTAGAGGAAACCGATTATCAAGAACAGATGGATGAAGCGATACTCGAATGCGTTATCGCCGGAAGCGGTGTGATTAAAGGGCCATTAACAGTCGTTGACGATAGTGAAGATTGGGAGATGGGATTCGACGAAAGCTTGAGAATGTTTCCCGTTGAAATGAAACGCAAAGGGTTCCGGCCAGCCATTAAACAAGTTTCCGTATTCAATGTATTCCCCGATATGGAGGTATCTAATCCGCAAAAGGGCCAAGGGGTATTTGAGGAAATGCTATTATCCAGAGCGGAATTGATTGAGTTGGCTGGACAGCCCGGGTTTAAAGCAGATGCCATTTTAGCTCTTTTGAATGAATACTCTGAAGGAAACGCCGTATTACGGCCGGTTATAAGAGATATCCGGGAAATAGGTGGTGATAGAGAGCCACAAACGACTAATCGCTATCGAGTGGTTTGTTATTATGGTCCTGTTACCGGCTATGATATGCAAGCTGCCGGTATTGATATCGATCAAAAATCTCGTGGTATGGAAATGAAGGCCAATATCTGGTGGTCTGGTAATTACGTTATCAAGGCCAAAACCCACCGAGGCCGCTGGCCTTATTTGATTATGCCCTATATCAGAGTTACAGGCTTTGGACCTTTTGGTATCGGTGTCCCGGGTTTGATAAAAGCTACGCAGGACACAATGAATGGGTCGGCCCGAATGATGTTGGATAATGCGGCCCTTGCAAGCGGACCGATTATAGAGGCCAATATCGACCTATTGGAGCCTGGGGAAGATCCTACCACTATTCATGGCTGGCGAGTATTTAAGTCGGCACATGATGGTCTGAGTGGACGACGGGCGATAAACCTCATGGAAGTTAAATCATGGACACCTCAATATATCGCAATTCTCAATACTTTCAGGGCATTAGCCGATGAGGAGTCCGGCATACCGTCTATTACGCAGGGTGAACAGGGGATCGGTACCACAAAGACTGCAACTGGTATGAGTATTCTTAATACTAACGCTATGCGGAATTTAAAAAAGATAATGGGCAATGTCGATTCCCGTTGTATCGAACCTTTGATTGAAATGTTTTATCGCTGGAATATGCGGTTTAATGTCAACACAAGTATTCTCGGTCCAATGAAATGCTTTGCTAAGGGTACCGCTGCGGTAATGGCGAAAGAGATAGAGACTCAGAGGCTAATAGAACTGACTGCTATCTTCGGCGCCCATCCGAGTTTCAAGACCGAAAATGCCATGCGGGAGATTGTAGCCGGCATGGACAAGAACCCGGATGAATTCGTGGTGACCGAGGAAGAAAATCGGGGCCAGGTAGAGTTGGAGGAGAATCAGAGTAATCAAATTGCCGATACTAATCCGGGACAAATACAGGAAGCTGAGATAGTCGCATGAATGTAAATCCAGATACCGCTGTCAAGCTTTATAAATTCCAAATAAATAATCCCGAATTAGCAAAATTGATAATCGAGGTACTGGTTGCGGAACGTGACAAATTGAGGACTTCACTCGAATCTCCAGTCGGAGCTCATACTGATTATATCAACGCTGGACGGGCGCAAGCATTCAAAGAGGCGAGTGAAATCTTTAAGGATGCAGCCAAAGCGGTCGAAAATATACAAAAGAGGAACACATAACCGGGTAAGCCCCGCCGCAAATTGCAGCGGACAAGCACGGTGGACATAAATAGTCGGATAAGCAGCTCTTAGAGCGATAAGCCCCGACATATACAAGGAGTTCGACATGGCTCGAAAAGCAATCAAATCGGCAACGGACATGGCTAAAGAGACAGATGCGAAAATCGCTGCTCTTGATACACCTAAAGCTGATCAGGATCCGGCCCCCGAAGATGCTGCCAAAGAAACAGGCAAGGATCGGGATAAGCCACCTGTGAAGGATAAGGTTAAGCCGGTACCAGACCCGACGCCGAAAGTAGACGATGGCAAAGCCGATGCCGCAATTAAGGAAATGCAGGGGCAGATACAAACCCTGAATACTAATTACGGCGAATTGCGATCGCACAGCACCAGGGTCGAGCAGGAGAACGCCTTACTTAAATCGGAGATAGAACTTTACCGATTAAAACCAGAAGTTAAGCCGACAGAGACCCCTGAAATAGCAGCGACACCAGAACCGAACGATGCAGATAATGGAGGTCGGCCAGCTATCGATGCTCTATCAGAACTTGATGCAGAATATTCGGAGCTGACGGTTCCAATCCGCAAAGTCATCGATTCGACTATACAGCCGCTGCAAAGGCAGTTAGAACAAATAACCGGACAGATCGGATCCTTGACGAACAATATAACCCTTACCAGAGAAGATCAGGCGAGAATCGATCAAGACAACGCGGCGCGAGTGCATTTTAATGCGATCAACAGTGCTCATTCTGATTGTGCGGCGATATTAAGTTCCGCGAGTTTTAAGGAATGGTTAAAATCGCTCCCGGGTGGAAACAGGACATACGCTCTAATGTATCCACTAACCGACCAGGATGATGGTTGGGATACTAAGGCCGTTATTGATTTTATCACCAAGTTCAAAGAGGTTAGCCCGGAATATCGGGCCGCTCTCGATGAAGAGGCTGAATCTGCTCAACGACTCGCAGATGCCGAAGCTGACTCCGAAGGTGATGCTATTCTCGCTGGAATTGCGGCAACAGATCCATCTGATGCCGACAAGGTAAGAACGGTTAAAATGTCTGAGGTCCGAGCTGCACGGAAACAGAATGATATTAATTTAACTGCAAAACTTTTAGGGGAAGCTCATTTGGCCGCAACTTATGGGAAATTAATACAGGACTGATAAAACAGCCCGATAGATAGACTTAAAAAACGGATAATATCAGAAACGGAGGTTGTAAATAATGGGCGGTCAATTCCCAAAAGCAGCCGGCTACAATCAGGTAGCCAATAATTACTTCACACCGGAAATCTGGACCCTCCGTATGTTGAAGAATTACTATGAGACGGCCATCGCGCCCTCCATAGTGAATAACGAGTACGAGGGAGAGATCAAAAACGCCGGTGATAAGGTAAATATCCGCCGGGATCCCGAGGTCGAAATCTACACCTATCGTAAAGGGATGAAGCTCACTACGCAAACCGTAGTGGACGCTGAAGTCGAACTCCTGATCGATAAGGGAGTGTATTTCAACTTCCCGGTCGATGATGTCGAGAAACGGCAGTCTGACGTTCCCTGGGTTGATAAAGTTACAGGTAATGCGGCCATTAAGATCGGCAATTATATCGATCAGCTCATTTTTGAGACCGTATATGCCGATGTCACCGCCGCCATGACCGTAGCCGATCAGACACTCACTGCTGCGACGGCTGATGAATTTCTCATCAATACTGGCGTGTTGCTGGATGAAGCTCACTGCCCGGATGACGGGCGACGGTGGCTCGTAGTACCGCATTGGGCCAAGGGCATGATCCAGAACAACCCCACATTTGTTCGCGCAGATGCCATGGGGGATGCGGTATCCATGTTTCGTAATGGTATCGTCGGGACGTTGAACCGTTTCCAGGTTTATTCGACATCGAATCTCTACACCACTGGCGGTTACACCTACGCCCTGT